CCATTGCCATAGCTTCTGGATGTTCAGATGCCTTTACAGGTTCCCAACCTTCCCTAAACTTAGCGGATACATTCTTAGCATCAGGCACTCCCATAGTGCTGGTGCGAACAAAGCGATAGGAATACCCATCTTCTTTGTCTATTTCAGGCAGTATCTCAGGAGCTTTCCATTGTTTTGGTCGTTCCTGCGTAGCGCGACTTTCAACATCCCGCTTAGTTCGATTTACTCGACTTTTTGGTTTTGTTTCTTCCATTACGCTGTACCTTCTAGTTTTAGTTTTTCACGTACATAGTCTTCGGGGGTTAATCCTAGACGATGCGCCAGTCTAACTTCAGAATCCTTTAGCACTACTTTCTTTGATTTGGTAGTACGCTTCGCAGAAGATACAACAGTTTTTGCTTTCGCTGCAGAACGGGGTGACGCATCTGCTTCTGGTGTCTCTCCTTCAAATTCTTCTGGAAATCTTAACCGCATTTCTTTGTCAATGCTACTATAATATTCATCTGAGTCTACATCAGGGTCAATACCTTGCGATACTAACTCCTCGTGCATCCCAAATGCAAAACTTGTCATCTTACGATTAGTACCCCACCAAGACTCGTTTTTTTTCTGCCAAGCTAGAGCTTTACGGTCTATTTGGGGTTGTTGTTCTTGTTGAGGTTGGATATTCCACCCTTCGTTTTGTTCAGGTTCTTCAACCTCTCCATATTGCCGTTGATAGTTTTCTGCTGCATGAAGCCTAGATTGTGCCGATACCATTTTAGCTTGTGCATCAGCTACTTGGTCAGCTTCACCTGTTTCAAATGCTTCTTTATACATTTTTGTAGCAAGCTGTAACTCATGTTCTGCAGAAGATTTACTATTCTCCATAAGAGCTTCTTCGCCTTTGTTAAGGTCAGCTCTGAACTTTTTGTTTTCTTCTTGCTGTTGTTTAGCATATGCAACTGCTGCGTCACGCTCACGTTGAGCTTCTTCTTTAGCCCTACGTTCGTCATGCCACACTTTTTTAAGTTGTTTGGCTTTTTCTACGGAATATTCTTCAAGCTCGTCTTTTTCAAGAGTATCCACAATTTCTTCTGGCATAGGCTCTCGATCACGGTCTTCTTCAGGGGTATCATCTTCAACGACAATTTCAAATTCTTCTTCAACAGCTTCTGGGGTTTCTACAACTTCTTCCTCAACTGCTTCATTCTCTAATGCGGTTTGTGGCATTACACTATCCTCTTTTAGTTAAAATTACTGTCTTTGTATTCCTCGTGGATCGTCAACTACTGCTTCTACAGAATCATCATTTATTAAACGAAAGGCTTTACCATGTATATTTATCTTAGTTCCTGTGTGGGGTCTAACCAATACAAAGTCACCTTCTTTGCAGTAAGGGCCGCTAGGAAACCTGCTTTCATCTTTATAGCAGTCTGTACCTAGTTTAACTACAAATAACACTGTAGCCAGTATTTCTTCGTTTTTAATGGTTTCTTCTGTTTTGATAATACCATTATCAAATTTGTCTTCTATGTCAGGAATGGCGCAGAGGATGCGGTATCCTTGTGGTTCTGGTAGTTGGGTTGCTGTTACAGATTCATCTATAGGAGCTACATTACTCATTAATCTTCCTCAAAGTTTGATTCTAGTTCGGTAATATACTCCATAATACTGCGTAGTGCACTAATGTTTCCACAAACATAATTATATTCTGAATGATCTTTAATGCTGCCACTACTTAGCTTATCAAGTAATAGTGTTTCTTTAATAGCTATTTCTTTTTTTAATACTTCAAAAACGGTCATTGATTGTTAGGCTCGTTGTTGTTTGTCCCACTTCTTAATTTAGCTTCTTCAATCATTCGTTTAAGGTTTAACTCAGATTCATCTTTAACACCAGAAGTAATAAGTTTGTTTAACGCTTGGCGATCACCCGATTCTAATTTAGCGCCTTCAACAATCCGTTTAAGATTTAACTCAGCTTCATCTTTAACACCCATAGCAACAAGTTTAGCTGTTTCTAATTGCATTTCAGCTTGAGCAATTTGATGGTCTGCTTGATCTTTAGCAGCTTTGCGTTCTAGTTCACCTTGTTTAAGTTGAAGTTCCTGTTGCTGCATTTGCACCATAGGATCTTGCGCTTTTTGTTGCGCTTCTTGTTGTTGCGCTTCAGACATATTTTTTTGCAATAACTGATCAGATGCGTCAGCCAACAGTCGGGATAGTTGTGCTTCTATTTCTGGCGGCAACTGCTCATCCTGCGGTGGCAACGGTGTACCTAATTGTTCTTCAATTTGGATTCTGTACCCTAATGCTAGATGATCAGCTATATGTGTTTGTAATGCTGCAGCTATTTTCTCTGCATTAGGGTTGTTCGCCATTAATTTTTGAACCACTGGGTCTTGCATTGCGTTCATGTGAACTTTGATATGAGCTTCATGATCTTGGTATAAAAACGCTTTAACGGGTTTATTAGTAATGATGTCCATATTTTCAGAAACTGGGTCTTTAGGTTTTTGATCCTTTTCTGTAGGCACGAGCTTATCGACATTTTGTACTCCTATCGTTTGTAACATCTGTTTGTGTAACTGTGGTAGGTCGTATAGTTCTGGTGACGTTTGTGCTAACTGCAATACCGTTTGATACTGCACTACTTTCTGCGCCATCGTAGAAGAATTAGGATTAGACACAGGCACAATTTCTACCATGTCGTAATCTGCACGTTTTACCGCTTTATCTCCTTGCGATGGTTTGTAAACGTAGTTAGCTGGTGTGTTGTCTTTAATAATCTCTGCAAGTAATTGAAACTCTTGTTTCATAGCTGCGTGTACACGCGCTTGAACCGAAGACATAACTTTTAGTGTGCGTTCTAATATCGCAAGGGTTGTACCAACAGGTGCTTGAGTAGACATGTCACTTGCTTTCATGTCAGAGATAGAAGCAAACCGTCGCCCTTCTTCAACAATATTTTGCATCAGTTGAAAAAGAACCTGACTTGGCTCTTTGTACGGCAACGTCATAATGTTGTCGCGGATAGTTCCGCTGGCTACATCAACATCTCTAAACTCTGCAGGAGATATCGGTGTGTCATCGCCTTTAATTCGCATACCTTTAGTCTTAAACCCACCCGGTAAATTAGACAGGGTTCCTGCATCAACAAGTTGTCTAATTAAAGATGTGCCTGACTTAGCAAATGAACCTAGTAGATGTACTAACCCAAACGCATAAAAGCCAAATCCCGGAATGTATGGATAATGAATAAAGTGTTGGCGTTTGTTTTTAGCGTCATCGCCCTCTACCCAGTTGCGTCTGATGGCTAGTATTTCTTGTGAGCTTTTTTCTATGGTTACTACGTAAGGCAACGCAATGCCTGTTTCGTCCCCATCCTCGTCTGTGTCTTCAAAACCTTTTAGGTCTAGTTCCACGTGGAACTCTAATATTTTATAGCGGTCATCGTTGGTTGCGCTAAACCCCATATTCTCTGCTATCTTCTGTTCTACGTCATCCAGTTCATAGTCGTCAGGAGACCCTAACTCAACATCACTGTAGAACCCAGCAGCTTGAAGTTTTTTAACTTCGTTTTCGGTCTTCCGCATAATATGCGTGACTCGTTCTGCTGAATCAAGACTACTGGCTCCATAGGGAACCACGATGTCTTCGGCTGGTACGTATATAGAGACTGGGCGATCAACAGCGGGATCATAGTAAACTTTCTTAAACGCATTACCCGACAGTCCTAAACCCCATAACATTCCTTCATGTTCACCACGATACTCCGGCATTTTATCCGTTATATAGTAGTTCATATTTTCTTCTACGTTAGCAGCAGCTTCTAAATTTTTTGGTGTTTCTTTACCAATAATTTTAGTCTTAACGGGGCCACCGGGGGGCATTGTTTCCATAATAGTCTCGGATTGAAACTTAACCAACGCTTCAGACAATAGTGGATGGTAAACCCCACAGGCTCCTGCCCACGGCTCACTTCGATCTTCTATCTTCAGACCCAGCAATTCTAACCCATCTATATAAATTTGTAGCCAGTCTTTTCTAGCACTAAGGTCGCCGTCAAAATCAGCCATTAGGTCAGAAGCTATTTTTTCTAAGTCTCTATCTTCGTCGTCAAATTCATCAACTAGGTTTT